TGGCCAATCTTTACTTTCTGCAATAACGTCTAATTCTTCATCAACGATTTTTAGTTTTTTAATATAGATGTGAGGCCTTTTTTCTGAAAGGGCTACATCTATTTGGGCAACTACTATATCAAAAATTTGCTTTTTGTTAGTGCCATAGTCGAATTTTAAAAAATCATCATGTTTCATAGCCTGACTTTGAATTATTTCCGTAAAAGGTGTCACGGGTTCTTTTTATTTGATTTATTGTCATTTCATCAAATACATTAATTAGTTTACCAGGTTTTTTAACCTCAGCTGTTGTATTTAATTCTCGTAAGGCAGAGTGATCGTATCCTGACGAATTTCCAAGATAAGCTTCTCCTAAATATAATGAATATACTTTTGACAAATACTCTTTAGGTAATCTGTCAAGTTCTTCATTTACTAATTCCCAAAAATTTGGTGATTCAAAGAATGCGGCGGTTTCAACACATGTGATTGCTAAATCGTCATTTCCGCTTTGACTTCGGTAATTACCATTACTTGATCGGCCAAATGCACCAAGCTCATGAACTGTTTTATGTTCATTTGGTAAAATTTTATTTACAGCAGCTAAATATTTAAAACGTTCGCAATATTTAGTCTTATTTGTCTCTGTCATCTTTAATCCAGGTTTCCAATTTATAGAAGTGGTTGTGTGCTTTGAATGAATTACTTGACCTGGCCAAAAATCCTCGTTTTGTGTTAGTTTATCCATTACCCATTCTCCTTTATGGTTAAGCTCAATTAAAAGTTTAACTTTTTCAGGATTAAAGATATTATACAACAAATGTTCTAAAGTGTTACAATATTCGTTAATATCTTTTTTGTTTGATCTAAACGTTGCAACTTGTACTAGTGTAAAAATATCGCCTTCATTTTTAATAAAGTCTTTTACTTGATCTAGCATTTTTAATGGAAGTGCTGCTAACTTAAAAATATTAATTACTGAATAATCTCTACCTAATCCATCAGCTGTATCAATTGCAAAAATATAATTATTACCATCGTTTTTAATATCATCTGGTGTTAATTTGGCAAGGTTTGGATGAACAGTAAAGCCATCTAATATTGCTAAGTGATCTGGGCTTTGAGCCCACTCTGGGATGACGTATGATGTGCGTAAGTTAAATATTTTCTTAAGATCTTTAGACGGTAACAGTAACTTATCTGATGAAAAGAATTGTAGCCCATATTCTTGGTTAAAGTCTTCTTCTGATCCTAAGTTTGCAATTGTTGATTGCTTCCATGCATCATCACGACCTGGAACTTGCCACCAATCTACTCTTAATGGAACATACGTATTTGCACCGTTCATTGCATCCATGTAAATATCGTAAAAGCGGTTCATACCATTTGGCGTGGACGTTATTATAATCTTTGAATTGGATGAGGCTGAAATTGTAGGATAAATTGCTCGATAAAAGAAGTCAAGATACGATGGATTAATATGTGCAAACTCATCAATATATAATACATGAATTGTAAAACCAATACCTGTATTTTTAGTGGTAGTACGTCCAATTAATCGACAGCCATTGTCAAATTTCATTGACATTACGTTATTTGAAATACAGCCAGGTTTTAAGAAGAATGGTAAATTTTCAAGTACTGATTTAATCTTATCCAAAACCTCTTTAGTAGTTGATGCAATATTCGCTACAGCCAGAACATTTTTATCAGTATGGAAGATTAGGTACCATGCAATAAATACACCGGACATTACAGTCTTTCCAATTTGGCGACTTGCCATCAGGCAATTAAATCGATTATTCTTAAATGACCTGATAATTTCTTCTTGATAGTCACGCAAGATAATTTGCTCAATACCTTGCTCCTGCATTACTTGAGCATATTTACCAGCAAAATAAACTGGGTCAGCTTTACATTTTCGGATTTCTTCAAGTTCTTCTGGCGTATATTCAAATACAATATTTGCCTTCTTCCAAACTGGATCATTGTCTTTAAATGGAGAATTTTTGATTGTTTTAATATCAATTGCCCCATTTTCAAAATCATCAAGTAATTGTTGCACCTTAACTGTTGTCCAAATCGCACTATTCTCTTGGTCAAGGTCAGAAAGCTTCATCTGAGTTCGACTTCCACTATTTGCTATAAAATCTTTCATATTAATGAATTGACGTCATCCATATAATCAATATCGCTATCTTCTGTAATAATAACATTGGATACGCCTCTTTCTATCATAACTTCAGCTTTTCTACCTGGGTGAGTTAAGTGTCTTGAATCAGAAGTATCTTCTTCTATTTCAAGAGCGTCAATTTCTTTTATTAAATTTTTTGTACCGGCTGTGATGTAGTAATCGCTTGAACTTTGCGGTATTGCTCTTGCTTGTGGGCCGGTTCCACCTAATTCTTTTTGTGATATATCTTGATTTACCTTTTTATAGGTATCTTCTAGAAATAACATATAATTTGCTTGAGTTTTTACAACAGCTGTTAATTTATCTTGTAGTTGTCCAAATACTTCAAATAGTCTAGGATGAGTATTTCCTTGATTAATTTCTTCAGCAATTTTTTCAATTGCCATTCGAATGGTTTTTAATTGAAAAAAAATATTTTGAATACTTGAATTATCAAGAACCTGTTTCTGTTTAATATATTCATGCTTGTCTAGTACGCCAAGATCAACATAAAACGAAAGAAGAGAGTCGGTAATATTTTTAGCCTGCTTTTCAAAACCTGCATTCATTTCAATAAAATCCAATGGAGGTGCTGCTGCAATTTCAGCAAGTTGCTCATCAATATTATCGTCTTCCTGATTAGGTCCACCTGAGTAGCTACTCAATAGTGATTCAAGTTCGCCCTTAATTTGAGCCTTTTTTTCCTTTGAGAATACTGGTCCAGCCATACATTAGTTTAGTCGATTTTCATTCTTATCTAGCGCTGGATTTGCAAATATTTTAATTTGTTTAACTGCCTCAATATGCTCGTATATGTAAGCTTCAATATATGCAATAAACGAATCTAGTATTGGGTTTGCTCCAAACATTTGATTTGAAAGGACTCGCTTCATTAAGTTATCTTTATACATATAACCTAAATGAAGACGTTTGTCTTTTCTATTATACACCTTTTGGTATAGAGAGTTTCTTATCATATAATTCCAGTATTTTTACGAGCAACTTGTGCTTTAATTGAAATATTTAGTGCGCCTAGTGCCGAGTCGGATAAACCTTCGGCATACTTATTACCTTGAGAATCAGTCCAACCTCCACGTACTACTGGAAATTCGTCTAACCCAATAATAATATCGTTAAAATCATCAAGCCCTACTAGAGTTTCACTTGCTGGATTTGCAGTTCTATAAAGTTCATTAAGCTCGCTTAGCATATTAATACTAACTGAATCAACTCCATTAATTGCTTCAACTACTGTAATTAAATCACTTTTTGGAACACGATCTTGGCGTTTTAATTTAATGAAATATTTACCTAGAGCATCAGCAATATCAGACTTAACAATATCTTGAGAAACATCATCAAACGCAATAATACTTAGATTAATAATGTATCTGGTAATTTTTGGATCAACTATTTTTAAGTCAGTTGAAATCATTTTTGTTCCAGATTTTTCAACATATTTCATTAACTCGTTCTTTTGAAAATTTGTTAACTTAAAATTGCTGATTGGTAAATTAAAATAATCAGTTCCATTTTTAAACATTTGGGTAACATCTGGTACTAAGAATAAATTAATCATTCTAGAATCTAGGATATTGCCAGTTGAATCTTGATCTAGAAATACTTTAATTGTTGAAAACATTTGCATTTTTTGCAATAGAACTTCATAATTATCTAGATTAACTAGTGCAAAACTTTTTGATGCTCGCGGTGCAATTAATCGGGTTAAGGTAGGATCCTCTGGGTCTACTCCAAAATTTGGAGCACTTATTGTTACAATTGTAAAATAGTCACTCATTATAATTTCTTCCCCAATTGGAGAAAATCCAGTATCAACAAAAGAAAATACTACTTGTGCATTATTATCAACTTTAACATTGCCAGAAGAACCGTCAGTATTTAAGTATTCAACCACAATGGTTGACCCGGTATTTGGAATTTTACCAAATGATCCATTACCAAAATAGATGTCTAATCCATTTGTTATACCGGTTTTTGCAAGAAAACCTTTTGCTCCTCTTGGAATATCTAATAAGGACTCGTATTTGGTCCATTTCTCTCCATTAACGTATACATTAACGATAAAATTATCAATATAAAAATTGTTTGGTGCTCCCATTTGATAGCTTTCAAATGCAATACCTTTTGCTGTAAATGTTTGGGATTCAATTTGGCCTTGACGAATACTAAAAATTGCAGTAGTTTCTGCACCACTTAGTGCAAGTCTAACTTCTTCTTGAGTAAGTTCAATTGCATAGGTAAGTCCATTATTTTCACAACGAACTCTAAATAGGTTATTAAGCACAACTTTAGTGGCCGGCGCTGTAATATTGGGTTTTCTAACAAGTCGGATTTGACCAGTTGCACCAATTGCTCTACTTGGGTTATGGCCAGCCAAAGTGGCTAATGAATAGATTGATGAAACTCGACTTGCTTCATTTATATTTAGTTCAGTAATTGAGTCTTCAATATAATAAAAAATAAGTTGACTTAAGTTTTCTACAACAATTAATAGCTGCCCAAATGGAGAAGCTGCAGTAAATACAGAACGGCTCTGTTTAAACTTTGTTTGTAAGAATTGTATAGTTTCGCTAAGAATATCTCTAACTCGTATATTTAAACTAGTAAAGAGCCTTAGACTGGTATTTTGTTTAGTAAGGTTTGCCATTTAAGGAGTAGCTTCTTTTAGGTTATTTATCAGCAGAGTAAAACGTTTATGAAAGAGACCACCTGTATAAATAATTAGGTATAATAGTTATTATATGGGGATAACCGGTTTTGACAGAAATTATCGGTTACGCTTGCACGCCGAGGATGATGCTAAGACTCGTTAAAATGTATTACAAACAATAAGTGGCAACACTACTTTCTGGAGCCTAGTTAACCAAGGCGTTAACACTCCTGTTACTGAAGAGCTTTTAGCTGCATAAGTAACCAAGCGGCAACTGCTTGACTAACCAAAGTTGCAAAACCAGCATGGCGTAGCGGCCAAGTCGAACCGTTACCGACTTTAACTTTAAGTCGTTAAAGAATAAGATATTTCGTCCAATTAGAAAAATGGACTAAGCGTGTAAATGAAAGTTTAATTAGAGGTTTTTTGGACGGCGGTTCGATTCCGCCTATCTCCACCACAAAAAGGTATCCAGCATTGGGTACCTTTTTTATTTTCTAAGAGTTGAGTCTGGACATAAATAAATAAACCAGATGAAAACATTAAACACAGACGATATTTTTCTAAGAAATTTAACAATTGCCTTGCTTGATTTGTTAAACGGAGAAATGGAGATTATTATTGCAAGGAATGATCATAATGAAACTTTTAAAGTTCCATTTCTTTATAATTATGGAACAGATGAAGGCTTCTTAAAGGATTTTTATATTGGCCTGCCAGATAACTGTCGCATTCCAGCAGCAGAAGGCACCTATGATATTATTCCTAGAGGAATTGTAACTTTGTCAAGCTTCCAAGTTAAACCTTCTGATATTACAAATAAGTTTGTTAGGGGTAGTTTTACTGAACCTGAAAGAGGAGAAAATGATGAAAATATCCTAACTGGCTATTCAGCTCAGCTATTTTCTTTTCCAATGTCAATTAAATTCGATATTAAAATTATTTGTGATAACTTAAATAAAGCATTTAAGATTGCTGAAAATATGTTACATATTTTTTATTCAAACCGGGTAATGTATTTTCAATATCACGGAGTAAGAATTCCTGCTCAATTTCAATTTCCGGCAAATGAAACAGTTGATAAGACTTATAAGTTTACAATGCTTGAAAATAATAAACTAAACGTTATTTTATCAGTTGACGTTGAGACATATTTACCTAGTTTTGAACATACTTCTAAACGTAAAAGTTCAAATGTTATTGAAAGATTTGAAGTTAATCGTAAAGGCCCAGGTGGTGATAAATTAACTAAAACTGAATGGGTTGATCAAAACAGTCCAAATACTTAAAATAATAAAATAAACAAATGTCAACTTCAAAATCATTTGCATACAATACAGGTTCTCCAATTGCTGGAACTGACCAAGTTGGAGATCTAGCAATTAGCGTAGACGCCCAAGATTACACAACTTCACCTGGTGGAGTTCAATGGTGGCAAGGTCCTGATGAAGATTTGGGATATGTTATTGCGTATTCGCAGCCTGATGGACTACACCCAACTCCAATATTCGGTACAACTGCATCAGTTGGATTTAATAGAGCAACCTCATTGACCGAAGCAGCTTTCATTAACGTTGCAAATAGCGTAAGCGGCCAAGTTTTTATAAGCGGCAATGCTGCAAGTACCTGGTTAACTGATAACGGATATTGGAATAATTGGTCAAGTTTTGGAAGTTCAGGATTTCAATGGATGACAATTAGTTCAGTTACCGGAAGTTCAGCATCAGGAGTAGGTCAAAACTCAATTGGAATTACAATTAGTCAAAGCGCTGGAGGTATGGAACAGCATACTGGTATGTATGCGGCAAATACATTCCCAGAAGAATATGGAGTACCGTTTGATGGTATTCAAATTTTAAATCAATCAGCTGGAATATTTACAGCAATATTTAGCCAACCTGTTACAGATCCATTGGTTGCATTTGCCAGCGTAGGTAATCCTGGATTACAGGTGCCAGTTCAAGTATCTGCGCCATTTACTCCAATTTGGGAAACTGCTACCACTTATCAAAATGCAGTTAATGGAACTCAATACACTCAGTTTACTGGACAAGAAGGATATAATATTATTCGAATAGACGGTACCGTAAGTATGGTAAGTTTTAATTACACCGTGTCGGAATACTATTGTACAGTTTGCTTTGGATTTGTTGATCAAAATGCATAATTAGTCAAAATCTAATTCCAGATCAAAATTATAATATTGGAAAGTTGCAGTGAAAGTTGTAAACTGCGGAGTTATTGATGAATATGATAGATTCATTTCACTTAATGACTTTAGCATTGGTCTATTAAAAATAATAGACGAAACTGCATAACCTTCATTATTTAAGAGAGTTAATCGGATTGGATGAAAGAATGGATGATTTACATTTGAGATTGGATTTACCGTTAACGCTTGGCCTAATGAATTATTGCCAAGATTCTCTGGATTAACATTTGCTGGTTCTAAATAATTTAGCGCATTATCTAAAAATATAAAATAGTTTAGGTATGCATCAGTTAACTTAAAAGTTAATTTAAGCTCTCTAGTAAATTGATCAGCTATTGGTTTTGCACTCTGTAATTCTTGAATCTTGCCAAGTGTTCGGATTTGAGTTGGTAAAGTTGAAGAAAATCCTGGAAAATTCACAGTTTGTATAGTTGATGCCATAAAATCAGATAATGACTTATATGGCAATAGCAGACTTCTATAATATTTGTTGTACTTTTGCTGTACTACATCATTAAAGAAGTCCATTGGTAAGTTTATGAGAAAACTGTTTTGTCTGGCGTTTAATAGCATATAGAATTATCTATATTAGAATTGTCTTTAACTTTTCAATTACCTGATCAGCAGTGATTAATTTTGAACATTCGAATTGACGAGGTGTACCTTTTTGATCTGGGCACCAATTCCAATCACCAGCATTAAGCCTTAATCGGTTTGCGCAACCTGAACAAGCTCCAGTTGGTGCAGCTAATTTAATAATATCGCCATCTGGTTCATTATAAGGTTCAGTAAAACCGGAGATTTGAATACTTGGAGTATTTGTTACCCAAGCTAGCCAAGTTAATCCACTACTTATTCCAATAAATGCTGCGCATTCAGTTAATTCAGTAATTACTCGGTCAATTGTACCAGCTTCAAGTTTAGCAGCTCCAACCGGATTGCGGTTTCCCATATAACCGTCTTCTTCTCTAGATAATATTACAGGTTCATAACCATTTGCAATTAACCAATCTGTAACTTCTTGCCAGCCGGTTGGATTATTCCAATATTTTGCTTGAGCAGTACTATGAATTCCAAGGCCTACTTTTTTCTTAACTATTGGACCAGTTGGATAATTAATAATTGGTTTAACCTCTTTATATTCCAAACCTAAAATATCGGTTGCAGTTCTTTGTAATGGACCTAATTTAAAATCTCTAGGATTTTTTTCACGATCAATATTATCTCCATTATGGAACCATCCAATTCTGTACATTGCATGTAAATTAGTTACCATTTGGCCAGGTTCAATTAATTCAATATTTGGATAAGTATCTTTAAATAGTTGATTCCAAAAAGTTGAACAGATTATAATACAATCGTGCTTCTTTCTAAATTCTTCAACATACGGAAACCATGCTAAAGTATCGCCTAGTGCTTTTGACTCTAGTGGAATATAGACACGCTTGCCTTTTAGGTCAGTATTAAATATTATTACTGGATTTCCGTTCTGGTCCGTAACTTTAATTTTCCAATCTTTAAAATATTTGATTGAACTTTTTGCCCACGCTCCGCCGCTTAATTTTGTTGAATAAACTAATTTGTCAGTTTCATTATCAATAAAGTCTACTTGATATTTCATTGGACTTGTAGTTTTTAATTCAACAAACGGTCCATCTACTAAATTATGATTTACGGTAGGTAGTGCCTGAACTCCATCAATTGTTACATGATTCATTTTTGCAAAATTTTGGAAGTCATCATTTAAAAATTGAGTGAATGCGCATTTACCTAAATAATTAACAGTTACTGTATAACCTTTACGATATTCGCCTAATTTAATAAGTAGAAAGTCTCCCTTTTTAAGAGTAGTAAACTGCACTGTTCCATTATACTTAATTTCAAGTAGGTAATCTTTGGTTGCAGGTTCATCGTGAAATCCTGAAACTAGATGTAAATATAAATTATTAAAATCGTCAGCTGCTGTATAAATTTGAAATTTAGCATCGTCTCTTAGGATACCATCTCTATTCCAAACAGCTTGTGTATTTAATTCATTTGAATTTGCAATATAATTAGTTACCCAAATATCCTTAGCGTGTTTTTCTAAATAGTGTAAAAATACTCTTTCTAATTGCCAACCATTTGGGCGATCCATAAAGTAATCCTTTTTTGTTTTTACTTCATTTATAATATTTAGGGCAACCTCAGTTTTAATTGAGAAAATAAAGGTTGCCATAAATTTAGCTAGGTGAGTATCAGTTACCGAGCCTTCATGATATTCATAAATTACGGCATCATGCTGATGAGCTCTTTCTAAAAAGGCTTGGCGATATTGAAAGGTATCAAGTAGATTATCATATTCCATAAAGTGAATCATCTTCTTTCCTAGATATTTACAGAAATTAAAAGCATGTGTCATTGATCTCCAAATTGCATAGTCATGGTGATATTCCATTTCTGTATCAACTCTAGTTTTTCCAAATGTACACCATCTACCGCTGCCTACTTTATATTCTTCAAATTCAGAATTTAATAGCAGTGGATTTTCTTTATCATACAAATAATAGTCAACTAATTTTTGAATTTCCGGTTTAATTGCATAATGCGAAACCAATAAGATTGGAATTCCTGAAAATTCTCTAAGTTTTTTAATACACTCAATTAGGTCAGATTCTTTTTCTGGAGTATTTGGCCAAGTATCAACAACAAAAATATCATCAGGATATTCATTCGGCCTAATTATTGAAGGTCTATTATCTACTGAGTATTTTATGTCATTTGCAATTCCACCTTTAACTCCAAAGAAATATAGATCGCCTGGGTTTGAATTATATTCAAAAACTCCATCTGGAAAAGCTTCGTCAAAACCTTTTACTTTATGAATATCTTCTTCGGTTAAGTTCTTATAATAATCAGACCATTCTTCTGAAATATTTGCAAGCAATGGAGCTGCCCAACTTCCATCTGACTTTCTGGTTCCATGTTCAGGTCTTCCAATTGAAGCACATGTAAATATAAATGCTCCACCAGGTTTTAGCATTCGAATAATGTTTTGTAATGACATTTCATAGAACATATCATGTTCAAATACTTCAGTTGAAATTATCAAGTCAAACTGCTCGTCTGGTGCATCATATAAATGAGCAACTTGGATAACATCAACATTTTGGCCTTCTCCCACGTCTAATCCAATATAATTACAGTTGGTTAGCATAAATCGGTTATTGCCATTTATGTCCAATGATCCAATATCTAAAACTTTTTTGCCAGTGAAATATTTTGGGAAAATACCACTCATTTTTTTACAAAATTCTTGCTGTTGAGGATGTGCCATTTTTACTTATCTTTTTGTTATTATTGTTATTCCATTTAGGAAATTTACTGATTCAATATCAGTGCGAATTGTTAAACCTTTTTCTTTTGTCTGTTTAGTTAAGAAGTCTTCTCTTCTAGCATGCACGTTCCAAAATTCTTCTTGCATTTGCCCATTAAAATTAATATCATCTACTAGATTTTTTGTAAATTCAATAGAGGAACCTGGGTGTTTAAAACCGCCTTCGTAATCTTCCCAATACGACGTGCAAGTATCTTCAATTACATATACTCCTTCCGGTTTTACGTGGTCAATTAAATGATTAAATGAGGTAATTACATGACGGTTAATGTGAGACCCATCATCAAGTACCATATCAAATGGTCCCCATTTTTGGGCAACCCATTTTAAAAAATTAGCATCATCTTGAGACCCAATTTCTACAAAAACCTTTTTATCTGGATTTTCGTATTGTTTGCATGAAGGTTCAATATCAATGCCAATAATTGTTGCATTTGGATAGTATTCTCTCCAAGTAGAAAGAGACTCTCCATGCAATACCCCAATTTCAAGAATTTTTAAAGGCTCTAATTGGTTAAATGGTAACCACTTCTCGTATTTTACACAATAGTTGTGAATTTCAGAAGATTTGTCAGTGCCTTTAGAAAGGGCAATTGTATTTAGTGATCTCATATTATTTCCAAAAATAAATTAATTGTAGTGCATTATTAGGGCCGCAAAATAGTAAGTATGAATTAAAACCTAATCTGTTAAATCTGACAATAAATTCATCACGTAATTCTTCATTAAAATTAAGGTGTTCATGATGATATTCAACTGCAACATTTCGAATCTTAGCTAAGTTAGCATCACTAATGCCTTTTAGTGCAATAATTTCAGAACCTTCAATATCTACCTTTAAGAAGTCAATTCGGTCAATTAAACCATTGTCTAAAATATAGTCTAGGGTATATAGATTAACGTCGTATTGAGTAACAGTTGGATCTTTTTGATGCCATAAGTTAGAGCCACCTAAGTGAGAACTTTCAGTTAAGGTTAAGGTTCCTAATTGATCTCCAATTGCTGCATTAAATAGGACGGCATTTGCTGGCGCATTTTGTTTTAGGATCTCAAAATACCTACGATCAGGTTCAAAGGTTACAATTTTACTTGCTCCCATATGATATGCATACCGAGTAAAGATTCCAATATTTCCACCAAGATCAACCACTACATCTCCTGGTTGGATTTTAACAACTGGATTTTCTGAGCGGTGTGGATGTTCATAATCAGTTAAGTTATAAATTTCATGATAAATTGCATAATCCCATCCGTATTTATAGGCAATATCCATTGTACCACCTTGTACTTGTTTAATTGAACCTAAATTTTTAATTTCGTCCTTAGCAACAAAGAAATATTCAGTATCATGGAAATTTTGGTCTCTTTGAGCTTTAATATGGTCAATCATGATTTGAGCAAAGCCTAGATTTTTATTTCCATGAAAGTATAGAATTTGGTCTTTATTCTTTGGGATAAATTGCCAGCCGTATACTTTTCCAAAATTCTTAGGGCCTTGATCTCTCCAAAAAGAAATAAAGTGTTCCATTGCTTTGCCAGTTGTTCCAAGTAAATCGCCGTCCCATTCAGAAACATCAAAATTTGAAATTGGTAAAAACCTATTATAACCATATTTGCATCTTAGGTAATTATCAATACCTTCATCATTCCATTGTAATAAACTTGGATAGTCCGCAAGATCAGTTTCTTTATATACTGTTAAGATTTCATTAAACCACCATTCGCAATTTCGATTGTATACGTACATGCAAATATGGGCTTTGGTAGCAAGACGCTTAACTCCTTTGGCTTTGCATAAATTTTCATTAAATAATTGCTGACCTCTTGAACCGTCAGGTTTTGTATAATATCCAATAAAATCTTCCTGTACATGAATATCAGCTAATGGATAGTTTTCGATATTTGCAAAATGCTCTGATAATTTATCGATTGTATGGTTTGCAATAATATCACCATCCAACCAAACAAAATTTTCAAAACTTTCTTCAAAGGCTGCAAGACAGGCATATTGCTTCCAATACCATTTATCATAGTTTGAATAGTAGGGAATTGTTAATTTTCGGGCAATTACATTTGGCAAATAGTCAAACGGAACATCACAGTCAATTCCATAAACAATAAGTTTACGGTTTGAGAATTCCAATAGCGATTCAGCTAATTTCTGAATGATCGGCATATAGGCCAGGTTACCGCAGGTCACCCATGCAAAGTCAGTTGAGTATTCATTTACCTCAGGTTGAATGAGGTCCTGGATGTGATCTTGTGCGATTTTTGCTGCATTTTCCCAAGTGAATTGGGTTCGGATTTGTTTTGATTCCATTAGCGCGGATTTTTTATAAATTTCATAATTATCATAAACTTCTCTAAGTCTAAGCTTAAGATCTTCAAAGTTTGGCTCAACGAAATTACCTGGAGCATTTGGATTCCAAGATTCGTCATTTGCAACACCAGCTGGAACTTCTCCATGGGTTGCTACTGGTAAACCTTTACCTGCAGCAAATTCTAATTGAGCTCCCCAATCAGAATAGATTGATGGGGTACCGCAGGCCATTGCCTCAATTAGTGGAAGATTCCAACCTTCACTACGAGCACAAGAAACAAATACATCAGCCGTTTGTAATAAGTTGACATAGTCAGCTTTGCTTAAATGAGTAAGTATTTTAATGCCTTTATGAGTTAAGCCAAATTTGGCAAGACGTTCTTGAGTATTTGAACAGTCGTCATTTGCAAATGGATTTTCAACATTTAGGATAAGTTCAACATTTTCATCTTCTGAAAAGGTATCAATGAATGCTTTTATAATTTCTTTAGTAGATTTGCGATATTCCCAGCGGCCAACTACAACAAATCTAAATGGGCGACCTTCTGGAAATGAGGTCTCTCGAGAAATGGGTTTAAACATTTGGGTATCAACTCCCTCAGGTACAACCTTTACTTTATCGGCTCGAATTCCTTGGACAATTGTGCACTCTTTTTGCCAGCTGCTTGGAACCCAAACTTGGTCAAAGGTTTGTAAGTGTTTAAAAAAATCTTCTGGATATTTAGTAGTTTCCCAAACATTATAGGCAATTTTTGGGCCATCATACTTATCACCAAAATATTTATGATTAACATCATTTAAGACAATGTGAACATCAGGTTTTCCAGGATTTGGATAGTTTTGATATAGTGGAAACTCTTGTGAAAGGTTTGGGGTCTGTAAAGTTTGTTGAGTTAGGATTGTTTTTAACTCAGTATCAATATAATACTCATCATTATGAGGTTCATCATTATTATAACCCGTCCAGGTTGAACCTACTGTCCAATTTCTGACATCAACTCTTAAATCTTCTAGAGAATTTAGGGCTTTAAAGAAATTTCTAGAATGACAATTGTATCCAGTTTCCCCAATAATTGAGGTGTGCGCTTTAATTTTAATCGACATGCCTTTTGCTAAACTTTTTATTTTATACTAAAGTTTAGCAATAAGGTTATGTAATCTTAAAAAAATTATGCAGCAGTTAAGCCTAGGGCAGTTAAGACTTTGGTAACAATAACACTATCATTTGTACCCCAATCAGATATATCAGTTAACCGAACTGCACCACTACAGATAATTGCATTGCCGCTATCCATTAATTGATAAATCACAGAAACTGAGGTTGCGCCTAATTCATAGGTCATGGGTATAAATTTAATACTGGTTGCAGTTTTGCCGAGTATTGAATAGTTTTGAATATTAGTAGTCATGATTTTATTTATTTTTGTTTTTAACTAATTATGGAGCAATTTCAATTGTAATAGAATATCTTCTAAAAAATGGTAATCCAGGGGTGAAAAACGAGATCGGGCCTGGAGGTATCGATATTGGAGGTCCACCAACAAAGTCGGCAATATTAAAGCCAGTATCAATGTCAGTTAGCCGAAGCTGCACTAAGTTTACTGGGAATGGTGCACTATTGTCTAAATTAATGGTATGCTCAAAGTCTGCATTTGGCATGAAGTGCTGATAGTAATATGTAACTGGTCCACCGTTTATACTCGTGAGGCCAGTACTAAATGGGGTATTAGTAAAATAGGTATAAGGACCACTGGTTCCATCGTTTATCACTAATTCAACCATTATGTCAAACGAAGAATTATTCATAACTTCGCCGTCATATGTGTGCTCATCAGTCCAGTGTCGATAATTATAAAACTGGTCAAATCCAATTGCACCTGCAACTGCGTTGGCTGCAGCCCAATAGCTTAATCCTTGTGGGTCATTTCGGTTGATGTCATAAGTACCAGCATATGTACCACTGAGTATTTTCCATCTAAACTCAGGAGCGCCCGTCTTATCTGGGTAAATCTGATTCCCGACACTGGCAGAAGCCCCAGACTGTTGAGTTAATAGTGCAGCAATCGAAGATTTGTCGTCTGGCGCCCAAACGACCGCCATTACTCCAGTTGGTGTTCCGTCTATCGGCATTACTTATAATAATTTTTCAATTTGATCCCGTAAGTCATCAATTTGGTGCTGTTGCTGCTTGATTGCCTCAATTAGGACTGATACAAGTGCTGGATAGGCAACTGCCTTGGTGCCATTCTCATTTTCAAATACAACTTCCGGAAATACTGTTTCCATTTCCTGTGCAATAACACCCGCATGAACTCGAGTCTTATCCTCTTGATCATTTCTGGTGAAGGTAACTCCTCTCATTGATGTTACCTTAGCTAGAGCATCAGTGATGGTCTTCACATTATCTTTAACTGATCTATCTGAGTATGCTATAATATTAGCAGTTGCATAAATATCGCCGCCTACTTCTAATCGATAAGTTGGACCGGTTCCATTAGCAATAGATAGTCTGCCGTTTGTAACATCGTAGTGCATATTTGTTGCAGCTATGGTAGTTGCTGCAGAGAAGTAGGCTATTCGGTCAACTGTACTTGATGTAATAGTTCCAGTAGTACCGCCTGAAGTTCCAGAAGAACCAGTAGTTCCGGATGTTCCGCTTGAACCAGTTCCACCAGTTCCACCGCTTGTTCCGGATGTTCCAGCCGTACCTGATGCACCAGAAACTCCGCTTGTTCCACTAGTTCCAGAAGAACCAGTTCCACCAGTAGCGCCGCTTGTTCCAGAAGTTCCACTTGAGCCATTAGAACCTGATGTTCCAGAAGACCCATTAGAACCAGACGTACCTGAGGTACCTCTTGTTCCAGAAGTTCCAGAACTTCCGTTTGAACCATTAGAACCTGATGTTCCAGAGCTACCATTTGAGCCGGATGTACCGCTTGTACCTGATGAGCCATTTGATCCATTAGAACCAGAAGTTCCAGAAGAACCGTTTGAACCGGATGTACCAGAAGTACCAGATGATCCATTTGAACCAGAAGTTCCAGAAGTACCTCTTGTTCCTGAAGTTCCAGAACTTCCATTTGAGCCATTTGAACCAGAAGTTCCAGAGCTACCATTTGAGCCTGATGTACCACTTGTACCTGATGAGCCGTTTGACCCAGCAGATGCCATTAGCGTCCATTGCGCTGGACTAGTAGACGGGTTATTTCCTATATTACTTGATACTATAGAAATATAAGAACTTCCGTTAAATGAAATTACATCATTAATCGCATAAAGAGTACCACCAACCCAAATACCTTTCCATATAAAACTTGTACCACTAGTACCAGCTGATCCTGAAGTTCCTGATGTACCTGAGCTGCCATTAGAACCTGAAGTACCTGATGTTCCAGAAGAACCGTTTGAACCAGATGTACCAGAGGTTCCTGACGTACCTCGTGTTCCAGAAGAACCAGAGCTACCGTTTGATCCGTTAGAACCTGAAGTTCCAGAAGAACCATTAGAACCTGATGTACCCGAGCTTCCATTTGATCCATTAGAACCTGAGGTTCCAGAAGAACCATTTGAGCCTGAAGTACCTGAAGTACCACGTGTTCCTGAAGTACCAGACGAGCCTGATACACCTGCAGCAGATATGTCAACAATAATATCAGTGCCAGCAGATGGCGTCCAAGGTGTACCTGAAACATAAGTTACTGGAAATTCCCAATATATTCCAGTATCAAAACCTACACCAGTTGTTCTATAATATACAATTTGACCACCAATTCCACCATTTGTCTTAATTAGTGTGCCAGTACCAATTGATGGATACACTCCACTATAATTGGTTGAAGTTAATGAAACTTCCGCTATGTTTAATAGAGAAGTTGCAGCATCTAAATTACCATTATTACTATAAATTTTAGTACTGGCTAATGGAGTACCCCAATCCCAACCGTCACTAATTGCTGCTCCACTTGCTCCAGTTGAGCCTGATGTGCCGGACGTTCCTGAGCTTCCATTAGAACCGGATGTACCAGAAGTACCACGTGTTCCTGAAGTACCGGAACTGCCATTTGAACCAGAAGTTCCACTAGAGCCGTTTGAGCCGTTTGAGCCGGAAGTTCCTGAAGAACCATTAGAACCTGATGTACCAGAACTTCCGTTAGAGCCATTTGAACCTGATGTACCAGAACTTCCGTTAGAACCATTTGAACCTGATGTACCTGAAGATCCATTTGAGCCATTTGAACCTGATGTACCAGAACTTCCGTTAGAACCATTAGAACCTGAAGTACCTGAGCTTCCATTTGAGCCAGAAGTACCGCTTGAACCGTTTGAACCATTTGAGCCGGATGTTCCTGAGCTACCGCTTGAACCGTTTGAACCAGAGGTTCCTGAGCTACCATTTGAACCAGAAGTTCCCGAAGAACCGTTTGAGCCAGACGTACCGCTTGAACCGTTTGAACCATTTGAGCCGGATGTTCCTGAGCTACCGTTTGAACCAGAAGTACCTGAAGTACCTCTTGTTCCAGAAGTTCCTGAAGAACCATTTGAGCCGGATGTTCCTGAGCTACCATTTGAGCCGTTAGAGCCTGAGGTACCTGAAGTTCCACTAGAACCGTTTGAACCATTTGAACCAGAAGTACCGCTTGAACCGTTTGATCCATTTGAACCTGATGTTCCTGAAGAACCATTTGAACCTGATGTTCCACTTGAGCCATTAGAACCATTTGAACCTGAAGTACCTGAAGTTCCTGAGCTTCCGTTTGAACCAGATGTTCCTGAGCTACCATTTGAGCCGTTTGAACCTGAAGTTCCACTTGAACCATTTGAGCCGTTTGAACCTGAGGTTCCGCTTGAGCCGTTAGAACCGGAAGTACCTGAGCTACCGTTAGAACCTGAAGTTCCAGAAGAACCATTTGATCCATTAGAACCAGAAGTTCCAGAAGAACCATTTGATCCATTAGAACCTGAGGTACCACTTGAGCCGTTAGAACCATTTGAACCTGATGTTCCGCTTGTTCCCGAAGTTCCAGAAGAACCTCTTGTTCCTGAAGTTCCAGAAGAACCATTAGAACCTGACGTTCCACTTGAACCGTTTGATCCATTTGAACCAGATGTTCCTGAAGAACCATTTGAGCCGGAAGTACCAGAGCTACCGTTTGAGCCATTAGAACCTGAAGTACCAGATGTTCCAGAAGATCCATTAGAACCTGAAGTTCCACTAGTTCCAGAAGAACCATTAGAACCATTAGACCCTGAGGTACCAGAGCTTCCATTTGATCCATTAGAACCTGAAGTTCCTGAACTACCATTTGAGCCATTAGAACCAGAAGTACCGCTTGATCCATTTGAGCCATTAGAACCTGATGTACCAGAACTTCCGTTTGATCCGTTTGAACCGGAAGTTCCGCTTGTTCCAGATGTACCAGAAGTACCTCTGGTTCCTGAAGTTCCAGAAGAACCATTAGAACCTGATGTGCCAGAAGAACCGTTTGAACCTGAAGTTCCTGAGCTTCCATTTGATCCATTAGAACCTGAAGTTCCACTTGAACCGTTTGAACCGCTTGTTCCTGAAGTTCCAGATGAACCGTTTGAACCTGAAGTTCCACTAGTACCAGAAGTACCTGAAGTACCTCTTGTTCCTGAAGATCCTGAAGTTCCTGAGCTACCATTAGAGCCATTTGAACCAGATGTTCCTGAGCTACCGTTTGATCCATTTGAACCAGATGTTCCTGAGCTACCGTTAGAACCTGAAGTTCCAGAAGAACCATTAGATCCGTTTGACCCTGACGTTCCTGAAGAACCGTTAGAACCGTTTGACCCTGACGTTCCTGAAGAACCATTAGAACCGTTTGAACCTGATGTACCACTAGAACCATTAGAACCGGAAGTTCCACTAGTTCCTGAGCTACCAGTTAAGCCGGAAGAACCTGAAGTTCCGCTTGACCCGTTTGAACCGTTTGAACCTGAAGTTCCTGAGCTTCCATTTGATCCATTAGAACCAGAAGTACCGCTTGTTCCAGAAGTACCAGTTGAACCTGATGTACCTGAGGTACCACTAGTACCTGAAGTACCTCTTGTGCCAGAAGAACCGGATGTACCGCTTGAACCAGAAGTTCCTGAAGAACCGTTTGATCCGTTTGAACCCGACGTTCCTGAGCTTCCATTAGAGCCTGAAGTTCCTGAGCTTCCGCTTGAGCCATTTGAACCAGATGTACCAGAAGTTCCAGAGCTTCCATTTGATCCGTTTGAACCAGATGTTCCACTTGAGCCATTAGAACCTGAAGTTCCTGAGCTTCCGTTTGATCCATTAGAACCAGAGGTACCAGAGCTTCCATTTGATCCATTTGAACCAGACGTACCACTTGTTCCAGAAGAACCATTAGAACCGGAAGTACCAGAAGTTCCAGAAGAACCATT